CCCCCCCCCCTCTGGCTTCTCGGACTGGTCCGAGAGGTGGAGCCAGGGCTCGTACAAAGCCTTGGCGATGTCCTTCAAAATGTAATGGATGCCTTCCTGCTCCTCAAAATCCAGGGTGCGCTCTTGGAAGTTCGGCTCGTGGAACAGCGCGGCCATGGCGAACAGTTTGTACTGCGCTCGTTGGAGTTCGTCACACAGGTCGCGGGCCTTGCCGTTGCCGTTGCCAGTATCGTTTGCGCTCGGCAGGTCGCGGAATTCCACCTTGCCGGTTTCGGGGCTTTGGCGGAGTTGGAACTTGCGCCCTCCGGGACCTTCAATTAAATGTTCTGTAGCCATTTGAACCTCCCTTGAAGGTTTGGATGGTTAGGCCTCCCATCGGTGCTTCACCACCTTGGGGGGCCGTTTCATATCGCCTACCCGCGCTCTGCGGGCGAGGCAATGTCATTTTTCGCTTCTCGGTGACAGTGGACTACTCTCTTGGGAAAAGGTTCCCGCCACCCTTGCTTTGGTAATATGCTTCGAGGTCCGCGCCGGAAATAATGTAGTCTCGACCGACTTTGGCGGCCTTCAATTCTCCCCGGCGAATAAGGCGTCGGACTGTTTCCACGGATCGCCCTAGAACATGGGCGGCCTCCTTGACGGTGAAGGTGTCCTGTCTGGTCACGTTCAGTATCTCCTCCAAATCCTCCGCGAGTTGTCGCGGTCTGTCCCCGGTCGTAAGTTCGGGATGTTCTCGAGCCAGCTTTTCAAGCCTGGCCATGGCTTCTCTTACTGCATCAAGATCAATGGTTCGCTTGCTCATGCGGCCAGCATACGCCGAACCTGTTCGGGCGCAAAGGCCCGGCCAGTTCGGTTCAGAAGTCCCTTGCCTTCGAGTTCTGCGGAGATCGCCCGGAGAGAGAGGCCGGCGCTTTTGAGCTTACGCGCCTCGATGATCACATCTTGCTCGGTCTGGTTCGGCTTCAGGTGTACGCCATCAGCCGCCAGGGTGTAACCATAGGGGATCGAGCCAACGCGCTCTTTGCGCTGCTTCATGCTTTGCATGGCGGCTCTGGTCCTGGCTCCGATTATGAGGCGTTCATATTCGGCAAAAGCATCAATCATCCGTCGCATCAAGATGTTGCTCGGGTCGTCGCCCTCAGTCCCTTCTCCGGCTGCAGAGACAACCCGCGCACCCTTCCTGATCACGGCGGATTCAATCATGGCGACGTGGATAGGGTCACGGCCCAGGCGGTCCCGCTTGGCCACGAGCAACACGTCACCACGCCGAAGCATACCTATTGCCTTGAGCAGAGCAGGGCGGTCTTCAAGGCCCTTGGCTCCTGAGACGCCCCTGTCCTTGAAGGTCCGGGTTACTTCTTCGCCCTGTGCCTCGGCAAAACGGGTACAGGCTTCAAATTGGGCGGCAAGCCCGGCCCCGCTCTCGGCTTGGTCTGTGGTGCTGACACGAAGGTAGGCGTAATGCATGGAAAGCCTCCTTGGCTTGGGCAATATATACGACTATTGGCATCAGTTGTCAACAGATGTTGTCACGAGGGGACCGGTATGTGACAGAACCCCATCGACCGAAGGGGGGTAAAGGGGGGTGGAAATGTGTTTTTGAGTTGCCGGAATTCCTTGGGGCGTGGTATGCGGAGGTGTAATTTCGACACTGGGGGGACAGTTGAGAATTCTTATGCTCAGTATGGTAGGCCTTGTAATTCTTGGCGGGGCATCTTTTTGGGGTATATGTTATCTGACATATAGAGGCCCTTTTGCACCAACCACATACGAAGAATGCGTTTTGGTAAATTTGAAAAATACTAAAGACAAAATGACGGCATCTATCATAGCAGGAACATGCAGAAGTAAGTTTCCTGTCAAGTATATCAACCTTCCGCCAGAGGCTGTTGATAGGTTGAACGGCGAAGCTAATCTGACCAGTGGCGGGTATTTTTCTGTGGAAATATATAACGGCAATCCAGATTGGAGAATTGAGAACATTGAGTTCCACATTTGGCGAGATAAAGAATCTGTCGCTAAGCTATATTCAGACGATTGCAGTATTTCGCCATTGACTACTGCCACATGCAGTTTTGACACAATGGAAATTCCTGGTGGGACTTGGCTTTGGGGTTTTTCAAATGTTCGGGGCAAGAAAGTCCAATAATTACAAGTAGCGCCTAACTTAATGCTGGGGGGGCATCGTGAAAAGTGACGAGGAACGCGCCCGGTCGTTGTTCAATACCGCCAAGTGGCTCCTTGAAAAGGGGGAAGACAAGGACCGCTGGGCGCTCATGGCGGAGTACATGCAAATCATGGATGAAGATGATGACGCGCTTGCTCCGTATGAGGAAGAATGGGTTTATGACGTTCTTCTGGAGCATTTGGATTCAATTCTTTATCACTTCCCTGGGCATGATGAGAAAAAGGATACCGAGGGGTATTGCGCCGCGCAACTTCACACGATGATCAGGCATTTACGGGCGATAATCAGAAGACACAAAAAGCTGAAGGACGAGCAGGAGGCCAAGCCGCCACCCGATCCGGAGTTGGAGAATGGGCACAGCTTTCATTGACAACCCGATGCCTCAAATATAGACTTAGATGACAGTCGCGCCTGAAGCACCCCGGGCAATTGGAGCCCGGACCTGTCCTTCAGGGTCGCGGCTGTTTCTTTTTTTGAGGGATGGGCGTAGTCCAGAGCCATGAGCAAGAAAAAGGATTCATTTCCCCTGACCTCTGAGCAATGGCGGATTCTCCGGGTTGAGAATGCCCGGTTCGTGGAGATGTACGCCGCAGGGCGAGTACCGGGGCTGAGGGAGTGTCTGCCTCCCGAGGCTGTGCGCCTTGCCAGGAAATCACAAACCATCTGATCTTCAAGGAGAACCGCTTTGAGCGATTGGAGCCTTTTCGTAGGCGGTTCTCAAATTTTGTTGAGGTTTGCGTGTTGCGATTGTAATATGAATAGCATACGAACAAATTGGCGAGAAGCCAATACGCTTGCCAGACAAATAAAAAATGGTTACTCCCATCTTCCGGCTGAGTTTTATGTTCAAATTCGGCTTGCATATTGCATCTAAGTTGAGTTAGGAAAATAACATCCGGCATTGTCGGATAACTTATAGCCTTTTTATGCTCCACAAAACCCTAGGAGCGAGTAATATGAGTGGATCCCCAGAAATGACCCTGGTTGATGTCTTCAACGAAATCATCAATGAGCTTAATAGCCTAATAGCCCAAAGGGAATTAGACGAGTTTACGAAAATTCGGACCCTCCAAGAATTGGAAAAGCGGGCAATCGCGCTTGCTGAATATGACTTGGCGTTCTGTTATTCAGCCCTTGGAAGCATTTCGGCAGCACGAGGCAGTGTGGATGATATGCACAAGCAGCATAAAAAGTCTTTGCAGCTGAGTTCAGAGCCTCTTATTCATTTGAATTACGCGATATCTCTCAAGAATCTCGGTGAGCTGGAGAAAGCATTGGGTTTAGCAAGAGAGATTTTTGACGAGCATCCGGACAATTTCCATTGCCCTCATCTTCTCGCAATCATTTATTATGATATGGAAAATGAGAAGCAATTTTTACGGTTTGCTAATCTCTACAAAAAGATGACAAACGAAGTTCATTATCTGATGAAGACCTATGAGCAAGAGAGAGATGATTCCCGCGAGCTATCGCGTGAGTGTCTTCTTCTTTCTACTCCTGCGCTTGAGAGAACTTATCAGTAATAGATATGGGCTACTTACAGGGTGACATCGTACTAGCTGAAATTAATTTTTCAGATGGGTCGGAAGCAGTATGTCGGCCTACCCTGCTCCTTGTCGAAGTCGCCTATGGTGATTTTATAGCTTGTATACTTACGCATCAACAGGGACCCCGTTTTGATAAAAGAATCCCATTGGTGCCGGATGATATCATCGAAGGAGATTTCATAGCTGACTCAAGCTATATCAGACCCCACAAGGTTATTTGCCTTGATCCTAACATTATTGCCAAAAAAGTTGGCAGAGTTAGCACAGCAAAATTGGATGAAGTCCTTGGAATCCTGCGTAGTACTTTCATAAGGGAAAAGGACTAGCAGCAGTTTTTACAGCTATCATTTTAATTAATTTGTGCTTTTCTTCCGCTCCTTGTAGTCCCTCAGAAACCGCCGCTCGATTTTCCAAATCTGCTCGTCGACCTCTCTGATTCGCTCCGGGTCCGCGCCGTGCTCGATCATGGCGTTCCGCCTGCGGTAGTGCTTGCGTAGAACGCGCTCGGCCCCGCCCATGATCCCGTGCATGCGCAGTTTGTGCTTGATGGCCGGGTCATGCCGGTCCACAAGGCCCTTGCGCATTTCCTGGTATGTCCGGTCGAGTTCATCCTTCAACTCGCGGAACTCGCGTAGGTCGGCCCACTCGGAGGGCTCTCCCGAGAACTTGCGGGCAAAGGGCACTTTGTAGGCGGGCGTGTCCTCTCCGGTGATCTTGTCCGTGGCGTAATCCAGAGAGCGCCCCAGGAAGGCCCCGGCGCTGCCGGTCACGGTCCTGGCTATGTGGTCCAGGACCTCGGGCGAAACGTCGATCATGCCGGGTCTGATTTCGTTTCCGCCACTGATCTTGTTCGCGGCCCTGGCCACGCTCTTGGATATCCGGCTGGCCGACCGCCAATGCAGTTCACTTTCCGGCTTGCCGGGTCCATACGCGGGTTGATCGGGCTTGATGGGGCGACCGGCAAAGTCAGTGTTGGTGGCGATATCAAGGGCCGGGTCCGTGGCCGTGGGGGAGACCATGCGCAGAAAACCGGCCTCGCCGCCCAGGGGGTTGAAGGCGTTGATCAGTGCCCGCCCGGTCTTCACCGCGCCCTTAATGGGTTCGCCCCGGTGCATGGCCGTGTTCATCTGTTCGCCCAGGACGTGGAATACGTTGTACCCGTAGGGCAGGGGAACCTTGAGATACTTGCCCTCGGTGCCTGGCCGCATGATGATGATGTTCCGTTCCTTCTCCCAGTCGGGAATTTTATCATAATAGTTCGTGCCGTAATCATCCTCTCCGGCAATGCGGCGGTTCATCTCCGTGAGCCCGAAGGCGGCGGAGGTGATGCCCGCCGTGATCCTGCGGGTCCTCGGGTTCTTGAGGGCCTGGACGGTCCTGGCCGTGCCCTGCATCCCCGCATTGTAGAAGAGATACAGCGCGTTGGCGACCTGGCCCCATTCGCCCTTGCGGTTGAAGTTGACGGTCAGGTTCTTGGACAGGCTCGCGGCCTGGGCCGGACTCATGCCGGATTCACGAGCGTTCTTGTACGCGGACAGCCTCACGGCGTTCTCGACTGCGGCGTTCACGTCCATGATCAGCTTGCCCGCCTTCCGCGCCGCGCCCTTGGCTGCGGAGGCCCGCCCCGGTGTGGCTCGGTCAAGCATCTTCTGGATTTCGTTGGCCCTGGTCTCGATATCCTTGAGGCCAAAAAATCCGATGGCCCCGCCCTCGCGCCGGTACTCATGAAACCATCTGCCCCATTCGCCTTTCGCGGCCTTGCCCCTGTAGCCCCGGTAAGCCGCCCGCATGGCCTTGGGCGTGTCCTTGAGAACCTTACCAGCCAGTTTTGCGGAGCGTTCGCCCGAGAGGTTGATGCCAGCGGTCTGAATGTCGCGGGAGAAGTTGGAAAGAACGAACTCCGGGTTCAGGCTGGTGTTCACCGAAGCTAGGTATCTGTTCAGTTTCGAGAGTCCCTGAACAATGACGCCGGACTTCTCCGAGCCCAGGTTCTTCATGGCCTTGGCCAGTAGCGGGTCCTTGATCTCCACGTAGTAGTGCTTGCCGTCCTCGATAACCCCGAGCACTTTCTTTTTCTCCGCACCAGGAGGGGTGTGGACGTACTCGACCTCGCCAGTCTTGGGGTTGAACCTCCCCTTGAGTTTGGCCTTGTTCACCTCCCAAAGCCTCGGGTCCGGGTTCTCCCTCGCCAGGTTCAGGAAGGCTTGCCCGACCTCGTTCTTGCGAACCCTGATCAGGGTGTCCTCGAACTGGGCGATGGAGTGGGTCAGAGGGTCTTCGGCCATGCTCTTGCGGCCAAGGGCCCGCTTGACGCCATGCGAGCGCACGTCAAAGCCGCCGCGTCTGCCGGGCAGGGTAGCGGGCGCATCGGGCTGGCCCTTGAGCGGAACGTAATGGCGGTATTCGCGGAGCATGTCCTGATACATATCCTCGGTGATCATGCCCGAATCCCGAAGCATCTGAATCCGGGCGTTGTTCATCTCCCATACCTTACGGGCGGCGCGTTCGTACTTGGGGGTGAGTCCCCTTGACTCGAAAGCCCTCATAACCTCGGAGGCCTGCCGGTCGCTCATGCCGGAGCCCGGAATGCCTTTCTCGCGGAACTCGGGGTTGATCTTCTGGATGTGCGCGTTCCGCTCCGGGGCGTGCTTGGCGTACAGGTAGAGATTGAGGTGTTCGGGCCTTACGCCCTCATTGGCCATTTGCTTCACCAGGGGCTCGACCCGGCCCTTTTCGAGTTCGTCAAGATCGTTCCTGACTTTTCCGTGGAAAAGCTCCTCGGCAAGATATGCGTCCGAATGCTCGGGCACCTTGCCGCCCACGTAGCCGGAGCCAAGGGCTTGCTGGTAATCCTTGAGCCGCTTGAACCGGTCCTGAAATTTGCGGACCAGGTAGCTGCCGCGCGTGTCGCCTTCCTTGGTTTGCACCTCCAGGGGACGGGTGACGAATCCCCGCAACTGTGCCCGGAGTCCAGGATTCGGAGCCCACCCGCGATCAATGACGTCCGTGAGTTCTATCGGCTGGCCCGGAGGCGTCCCGCGCTTCACGACCTCCGAAAGCCTGATGGGTTCGTCTGGCGGTGTCCCGCGCTTCACCACGTTATCGAGGGCAAGGTGTTCCTCGGGTTCCAGGATGAAGCCCCCGCCCTCATCGGCCTCGGCGGGTTTGTACGCATGCCCTTTCTCGCTGAGCTTGGAGGCCTTTTCCTCGGCGGTCTCCATCGTTGGCCAGGCCCGTCCGTCCTTGCGCATCATGCGCCCATCAGGCAGGAGCTTCCCGAACCTGGAAAGCAACTTTTCCCCGGCTATGCCTGCGCCCATGCCCATGCCGATGCCCAAGGGGGTCTTGATAACGTCCGGTATTCCGTCAAGGTTTTCGTCCACGGCCTCCATCGTCCCACCCGCAAGCGGTTCCGTCGCAAGGGTGGACGCCGCGCCCTTCATGCCGCTGGCCATGGCCTTGCGCCCGAGCTTGGCACCGGCGGACTTCACGCCACCGACGAACCCGCCGGAAACAGCGTCAATGGGGTCGATCCAAGGGGCTTCAAGCCCCGGCTCGCGCTCCTCAATGACTTGGCGCTTTTCGGCCTCGGTCCTTGGCAGGTAGTCATCGGGATCAATCCTTTTCTTTTCCTGCATGGGATCGAGATGAACAGGCCCCTCATAGCCATCGAGGGCTATGGATTCGGCATTTGGATCATCAACGGGAACGAGTTCAAACTTTGGCATTTAGTATCTCCCTTGTGCCCGCAATCGGGTCCGGTTGGGGTAAAAAATCTCGGTGGGTTTGCGCATATCGATCTCGGCCACGGCAAACATCAGGGCGGCCAGGGCCGGGTTGTGCTCGGGCTTGAACGTCTCGGGGGATTGCAGGGCGCTCAGGTGTTCGGGCAGGGCGCTCTCGTCGCCCAGATGCAGGGTCTTCTGCCCCGCGATCCGGTTCTTAATCAATTCGGCATAGAGAACGGGGTAGTCTTCTTTTTCGTCCCCGGCGTCGAATTCAGGCGGAAGCATCAGGTCGATGGTCGGCTGCCTGATCGTCGCGAGTTCGCTGTTGAAGACCCGGAGAAACTTGAGAAGAGGATGCCGATTGTCGCCGTAGAACCGGAGCTTGCCGAATTGGTCCTGAAACTCCCGGCACCGTGTCAGAAGTTTTCGTGCGGTTGATCCCTCGGCCTCGGCCAGGACGTGCAGGTGATGGACCTCGAAGCTGCCGTCCTTGCGGGTTTCCTCCCCGAGAACGAGCGCGAAGCCGGGAGCCGTTCCAGGCCAGGCCAAGCCGCCAACAATTCGGCGGTAATCGCTATGAAAAATCGCATCCATCGAAATACCCTCGCGGTTTGAGAAGTTCGTAACGGGTCTCGTCGCCAACATGGTCTTCGGCCCTGGTGTCCACGTCATCAGGCTTGTTCTCGTCCCTGGGCAGGACCGGAATGGTCCGCTTGAAATGATGGCAGGTGTTGAAGATGAAGATGCCGGGCTCTTCCATCGGGGTCCTGAGGGACGCCTTGAGGCGCTGGCGTAACTGCTCCCATCCGTTGACCCGGGAGCCGGGGCGTTTGTCGGCCTTGCGCCATTTTACGCCCTCGGTGGCCATGTCCTCGGCGATGGATGTCCCGTTTTCCACGTCGAATATGGAGGAGTCCGCGGGACCGGGCAGGACGCGCTTGACGCCCTGCAGGTAAGCCACGTCCCTAAATCCATCCTCGACCTTTCTGACCTCGCGGGCGATCTCGCGGGCGGTCAACTTCAGCCCTTCGTTGGGGCGTCCGTTCCAGCCGTAGAGTTCATGAATCCGGAAAAGGGTGCCCTTGGGGAAGGTCCTGGTCCTGCCGTCCGCAAGCTCGATTTCGGCACCATCTGACTCGGCCCACCAGCCCACGGAGAAGGGTCGGGAAGAGCCCCAGTCAAACGCACGTTCCACGCGCCATGAAGAGGGGACCGGGAAGGGTTTGATCCAATGCATGTCCTCCCGCCAGAGGTCATCGAACATGCCGCCGGCGACAATATTCCAATCCCCTTCACGCATGGCCTTGACCAATTCGGGGCTGCCGAGGCCTTCGAGGCGCGCCTCATACTCGGGATCGTTATCCACGAGTGTAGGGTTATCCTCGAGTTTGGCCGGGATGTACTGCCGGATGAATCCGCCCTCGACCTTGGGCATGCGCTTTGCCTCCATCGGTTCGGCCAGGTCGATGAACGAGGCCTTGACCCAGTTGTGCCCGATGTTGCCGGGGTTCGACGCGCAGATGATTTTGGGGAATTGGCCCGCGTACCTCTCCGGCAACTGAAGCCCTCCCAGGCGGACGCGGCCCCGGAGGAAGCGGTAAATTGAATCGGTGAAGTGCGTGAGTTCATCGATCAGCAAGACGTGGATTTCCGCGCCTTGATACTTGAATTTGTCTTTTTCGTACTGGCAATGCCGCAAAAAGATGCGGGAGCCGCCCCGGAAGGTGCCGCCGGTGCCGTTTGCGAAGTGAATCTCCGAGTTGCCGTAATTGATCTTGGCGAAGCCCTGGTCGATGAATTCCGATAGCATGGCGGGGTAGCCCGTGGGTCCCTCCATGTGGTTGGAGATGAGGTCGGGCGACAAGCGCCGGAAGAGGTAGACCTGCAACCCCGGAATATCGAAGCACCAGGCGGTGGAGGCGACGCGGAGAAGGTGCGATTTGCCGCCTCCTGCCGCGCCGCCATACAGTATCTCACCCGCCTCGGAAAGGAAGGCTTCGGATTGCCTGGGATGCAGGACCAGCTTCATTATTCGCCTTCCTCGGCCTTCTGAACCACCACGGTCAGGCTCGGGGTCTTGTCGATCACGGTGTTCTCCACCCGGTCCACGAAGATGCCCAAGTGCTTGCCCAGGAGCTCCAACGCTTTTTCCTTGGAGTGCAGCTTGATCCGCTTGGAACCGCCAAATTGCGTTGTGGTCTCGGCCACCTCTGAAACCGCCGCCCGCTGTTCCGGGGTGAGGGTCGAGGATTCCCTAAGGGTGATGCCGCCAGGGCCCCAATCCACGAATTGCCCAAGGTCGGAGAAGGCGAGCTTCTTCAGCTCGGCAATGACCATTTCGGCGGTCACTTCCGCTTTTTTCGCTTGCCTCACCTGGGCTTTCTGGATGGTGGCTTGGATGATAGGATTTGCTAGGTTGCGAATGCCCGCCACATCAGCGCCCTTTGAGCTATACCCGGACCTGATCGCCGCTTGAGTCGCGTTCAAGTCGATCAGGTATTCTTGGGCGAATCGTTTTTGTTTCGGCGTCAGCTTGGCCATGACGGCCCCTCCTTTGCTTAGGCCTCGGTGAGCAAGCGCCCGGAGCGATCAAGCCCCGCCTCGTTCAGAAACGTGGCGAACTCGCTTCGGAGCCCCAGGCTTTCGGCCAGTTTGTCGGCCTGCCGGACCTTGCCTTGCAGCAGGTCGAAGTCCTTTTGATGGTGCATGAACTTGGCGTTGGCCGCCTTCCAGGCGTGTCCGTCAGCATGCTCGGTCTTCTCGCGGAGCAGCTTGGCCACAGGCTTGATCCAGTCTAGGAGGTCCCGGAACAGTTCACCCGGGGCCTTGTGTGCCCCGGATTGTTCCAGCCTCTCGATCTGGCTGGTGATGCTCCTGGCCTCCATGTCGAGGATGCGATGCGCCTCCGAAGCGAAGTCGCGAAACCGTTTGAGTTCCTGGAGCCTTCGGGCGGCCTCGGTTCCGACCTTCAACGGGTCCCCTCCGGCTTTTGCGGCCTCGATCATCCGCCTTGGTGTTTGCTTTTCGAGATCCCCGATTTCCCTGCTGGCCTCGCTGGTTGCAGCGTGTAGGCGTTGGGTTGCCTGGTTGACGGTTTCCAAGTCCTGCCGCTTGGCGTTGATGATTTGCTCGCTCAT